AGAGTATTCATTATCTTCAAATTTAAATCTATAACTAAATCTAACAAACTTTTCTTCTATTAAATCTGGATCTCCTGTAAAATTACTATCATAATTAGGATTAACACTTAAACTTATATCATCACCCACAGCGTTAACAGTAATTTCTTTATTTAATTCAATCACTAAAGTACCACCTGCTCCAACAGTATAACTAGTTATTTCTGTTATTACAATTTCATCAGCAATTGTTATACCTAAACCTGATGGCCCAGTTAATAATTCACTAGTTATAAAATCTCCTACTTGTGGTGATGGTTGAGGGGATTGATCAGTAGGTTGATTATTAAAAGGATAATTTATAGTAATAGGATCACCTGCTGGAATAGCAGCTACAGGAGTTGCTAAGTTAATTTCTGAATCAAAACCTCTATCAAATAATCTTGATGAAGAGTTTGTCATTGTAGTGTTACTAAAAGTAACATCTATAGTACTAGGACTTGTATAGGTTCCTGGAGTTTGGCCAGCACCACCATCTTTAAAGTTATTATATATAGTTACTGAAACACCTGGATCAATATATATAACTTCCCATAGTTCACTTTCTTGTTGATCAGGAAAACCTGTAACAATATCACCTATGTTTATTCCTGTTGTATCAGTCATTGTTAGACTATATCCTTTTCTTACCGCGTCTTGAGTACCAGCTGTTATCTCACGTATTGTTTGTTTTAAAATCAAAGGAGTTTCATATGGATAATATTTAGCAACTGATATTTGATCTTCATTAACATAATGAACTGGTGTTATTAATGATGTTGGGTTTGCTAAACTAACATTTATTTTTCTTGGTTGATTTCTATTATCTGTCCAAAATAATAAATCATCTATTAAATTTATACCATATATTCTAAAATCTTGATGAAAATTTAAAAAAGAACCTCTTACTAATAAAGTAACAATGTTGGTGTCTATTTCGTATCTATGGATAGTATTAGTATAACCTATATTTATTTTATCTCCAGGTGCACCACCTGTGTTTGCAAACTCTACTAATTGACTTAGTATTAATGTGTCTCCTGCTATAGCTGTAACTATAGGATCTGCTTCTTGTCCTCCAGCACCTGAATTAACACCATTCCAGTTTTCACCCCACAAACTCATACCTACTTCTACACCCGCAGCAACTGGATCTAATTGATTTCCTGCTTCATCATATATTCTATAAGGATTACCGTTTTGACCCGCTGGATCAGCATACACTACTATATCTCTTGGACATCTACCGCTTCCATTATATCCAGCGCTATACACATATAGTATATTATTAGTTTCATCTGTAAATTGACCAATTATTTTACCTGTATATGCAAAAGCAGTACTTCCTGTATATAAATACGCTAATTGTTCATTACCTAAAACATTCTCAAATTCTCCTACTTCTGACCCTTGTGATCTACTTAACTGTAAATTATTAGCATCTCTGTATTCGCCATTTGGTATTAATCTACTATCTAAGTCTTTATTCATCTTAGACTTTAGAAATGTATTAACTATTTGTGGCATGTATTATCTTTTTATCCATTTAGCTTTTTCACGCATAACTTGAACTATTTCATCAAGTTTAACGTTAGACAATCTAATCTTAGCGTTTCTAAGTTTAGCACTTTTTTCTCTTTTTAATCTTTGTACTACATACTCTGGTTGATTAATTCTAGTAGAAATAATAGCATACGAAATATAAGCATATAAAGCATCTTCTGCCATTTTAGGTATTCTACTATCTAAATCATAAGCAAGTCCATCAGATATATATTCTAACACAATCTGAGCGCCAATTAAATTACTAGAAAAAGAAATTTTACCTTCTCTAGGATTCATATTAAACCAACCATTGTATTGAGCATATTGTGGTGACATTCCATATTGTTCACCCCAACCCCAATACCAGAATCCTCCATAGCCCCAGTTATAACCAGCCCAGTCCATTCCTTCGTTATATAAAGCAAAACTAGGTAAACCATTAACTAAATTTGTATTAGCAGCCTTCCATTTTCTTTCTGTTTCTGAAGTTCCTTCTAAATTATCTTCAAAAGCATCTTGTGTAGGTTGACCTAATGAATCTTGTAAAGGAGTTTCATAAGGAGATATAGTAAGGTTGTTAGCTGGATATATAATTCTTTTTACTCCTAAATTATCTATGCGTGAAACTCTTACATAATTTACGTAATCTTGAGGTAGTATATTATTTAATGTGTGAGGTACAGTTAACTCTTGAGATTTAACAGATTTCAATGTGTCGTAACTAAATTCTTGTAAACCACGTTTAGCATGAAATATTATATCTGTTCTATTAGCTCGTGGAATTAATTTATCTTGACCTACATATCCCACTATAAAGTTGTTTACTACATCTTTTAATGTTACGTAAGCATAACTACCGTAGTTTTCTTCAGTAGTCATGCCATAAGCATCTCTAGCACCAAAACTACCACCATCAATAGTTTTTAATTGACAAACTAATACGTGATTAGCTGGTAATGCTGCGTTTAAACTAATTACACTATCTCCGTTTTGCTGTACATTTAAACTATAAGGATATTCAGCTGGCCAATTAGCAGCAGTAACTTCTGTATATGTTATACCATCAGAACTAGCGTATAATTTAAAATTATTTAAAGTATAATCTGCAGAAGCTGGATCTGGATTACCTAAATTTAACGGAGTGTTAAATGTAAAAGTAAAGTCTTGCTGTGGAGCAGTCGTTGTAAATCCCTGCGCGCCGGCGTAATATTGTGCATTAGTTTCGGTGATTAACCCACCATTTGGCATTGGCATATCTTATTGTTTTTCGTTATTATCTTGAGCAGCTACTTGTTGACTTGCTATTTGTATTATACTTGGATCTTGAATTATTACTCCAGAATAAGCTAATATTCTAAGTATTAACTCTTCTTGCTCTGTAACATCTAGATCAAATTGAACTGAAGCTCCTTGAGCATATAAATATTGTCCTTGCGCTCCAGTTGTAAAACCCCATACCACATTTCTAGGTTTAGCTAGATATGAAATAGTTATTCCACTAGTAATACTACTTGGTCTTACTGTTATAATATTGTTCTCATATAAATATATAGGGAAGTGTTCAGTTGGTTGAGTTAAAGGGGAAAGTAATAATTGTCTTAACTCGTGAGGTTGTACGTATTGACCTAAATCGAGGTCACCATAAAATACTGATCCTAATCTATATAAAGCATCAGTTGTTCCAACTACTACAGGAGCGTCAGGTGTAGCAAAATCTAAGATTTCAAAATTACCTGTTACTACATTGTAAGTAGGAGTTGCAGTTCTTTGAAAAAACTGTAATTTTTGTTCTATATTTTTAACACGATCAGAGTATTCAGTGTCATTACCCGGTAAACGATATTGCTGATTTAAATCACTAGCATAAGTTTCAAATATAGTTAATTGAGCCTGAGTAGCAATTTTATTAAATTCATCAGGAGTTATATAACCTCTTTGTTGTTGATTAAGGATTAATAATACTGTTTGATATACTGTATTAACGTTTACCATTATATTTATATTTTAATAAAAGGCGGGCGTTAACCCGCCTTATATAATTTACTTCAATCTTTTTTCTATTGACTTAAATACTTCAACTCCTTCATCAGTTTTAAACCACGCAGCAATAGCTGAATATGGATTTTCTTCAAAAGGAACATTCATTAACTTTCTATCATTACTAGCCCAATGAACAGATCTATTGTCTGGTGATATTCTAATAATATTTGCTTCAACAGCATTGATCGCAAAGTTTCTTAGTTGCACGTTTTCATCTGCCGCTAATGATATAAATAGTTTAGGGTTTGTTTTCGCTAAAATTAATAAATCTCTTCTTAATTCTTTAGAAGACATTTTATTAACTTTTGAACCGTACTCTACTCTAACAATTGCTTCTGCCATATCTATCTCCATAGATCTAGCAATATTTAATGCTTCGATTTCCCACTCTATATTTTCAATTTCATCATCTGCAATTTTTTGTGGTATAAATTCGCTATATCTCATATCTTTCATAGGGTGATATAAAGATAATAATTTTTGTAAAGCAATTTTTTCTTTTGGTACAGTTAGACTACCATCTCTAAAAGTTATATGTCCTAAGGTTACTTCACCTTTTTGCTCATCTACAAATGGACTAGACATGTTTGTAGCATATCTAAGCTCTCTTTGTTCACCTTTTATTGTATCATACCACAATAACGGATGTCTTCTAGTATGTTTAGCAGGTATAGTAAATGTTAAAGGTTCTTTACCTCCAGTTAGTATATAAGTTCTATCTTTTACTTCCCAGTCATCTTTTTTAACTGGTTTTATAGTTTTAGGTTTCGGAGTAGCAACAGCTACTTCCTCAACAACTATTTCTTCTTGTTGTTTCTTTTTTGCCATAATATAATATAATTAAATAATTAAAAGGTATATGGGCGCCGAAGCGCCCTAACCTTTATCAATAGTTACACTCCTTTGAATAATACAAAGTTGTTAGCAGCTTGAGTTACTAAACATCTTTCTGAAAGGAAGTTTACTTCCATTGCATCAAGATCACTAGTAAATGCACCACCAACAGAACCTGTTAACCAAGACTTCATTCTTCTATCATCAGTTTGTGAAGCTCTATATCTTACGTGTAAGAAAGGTCTTCTGATGTTAGTTCCTAAAATTTGGTCATAAACAGTTGTAGTACCAGCTGGAATTAAAACTCCTTCAATTGAGTTTGGTCCTACCATTGCACCTCTTGTAGAAGCATCATTTAAGTATTTCCAATCTGTTTTATAGAAGTCATATGAACCTCTTCTGAAACCGCTGAAACCTAAGTTTAACGCCATTTCTTCAGAGTTTTCAAATAATCCATAAGCAGTACCACCACTTGATCCAGCTGAGATAGCAGCAAGCATATCATCAAAATCAAGAGCAGTTTGTCTGTCTAAGAATAACATGTTCTCTTCAATTGCACCCTGAGTGTCTAAGTTTCTAAGAATATCATCGAAATCACTGATACCTGTAGCTGCAGAGAAACCAACTTGTACATTACCTCTATCTTCGATAGCTGCAAATAAACCTTGTGTTCCTTTTAAAGTTGCTGCAACAGCACCTCCGGTGTTTAATTCACCTTCTACACACATCATTTCTAAATAATCCTCAAATCTTAATCTAGTTTCAGACTCAGCTTTTAGATACCATAAGTATCCTCCAGTTCCGTCTTCAGTTGAAACCTCAACCCAACCGATCTGTGCAGTATCAGAACCATTTACTACGTATTTGTTTCTGATAATTACAGGTAAGTTAGAAAATTGAGTAAACTGTGGGTCAACACTGATATAACCATTTGGATCAGTAACAGCATCATAGTTAGGAGTAGTAGATCCTTTTCTATACTCAGAACCGTATACGAATACTTTTACGTTTCCAACAATACCAGCTGCAGCTAAATTTGCAGCAGTATAAGGTAGTACAGTAATAGTACCTGGAGCACCAGGAACACTAGCTGATACAAAACACTTTGCTTCGTTACCAAAGTCGTCCATTACTACAACTGTAGAATTTACAGATATAACGTTAAAAGTGTTAGCAGCAGTAGTAACGGTGATAACATCACCAACACCAACTGTACAGTTATCATATGCAATATGTAATCTATTTTGTTCAGACCAGATTACTTGGTCACTTGTCATTGGAAGCTCCGCCCCAACCATTCTTAAGAATCCAGATAAGGTTCTGTTACCATATCTTTCAACTTCAGCTTCGTAGATCTCTGGTAAATACTGTTGAGCAAATGATGTAAAATCAGCTGCAGCAGGATCAGTCCACTGTAAATAGTTAGATTGTAAGACTTCTTGAGTTTGACTAGGTATAATCGAGCCAAACTGGGGATTTAAAGCCATAATTTTAAATTTTAATTATTAAATGTTCGTTTTTTGATTTTTAGTTTTGACGAATCTGCTCCACTAATGGCTTTTACTTTAAACCCTCCTACGTAAACATCCCCGCTGGCAACTTGCCTTGGCGCATCAGTAGATGGATTCTTAGATTGCTGAACAAGTGATTTAACACCGTCATCTTTGCCTTGCTCATAAAAATGAGACGCTAATTTATCAGCATTCATCGCAGCATATAAAGCTTTGTGATAACCGGCAGTATCTTTTATTCTACCTTCTTTGTCTAAAAATCTACCTACAAAGTTGTTAATATCAGACTGAGTTTCGGCTAACGTCGCAGGGTCTTTTACTTTGTATCTAAATCTTTTATCTCCCACACTATATTCGAAACCTTCGAAATCATTGTTCAATATTTGTTTAGTACGATTTTTAAAATCCGCCTGAGACTGCTTTATAGTTTCTTGCTGTTTGTTGTAACGATTAAAAAAGTCTAAAGCTTTTTGTTGTTCATGATTAACTCCAGGTCTGTTTTTTATTTCAGCATAATATTTAGTTTTTCTATTTTCTAAATCTTGCTTTGCTGAAGCAACAGCTTCTTTATAAGCTAACTTTTTTCTTCGTATTTCTTTTTGATCATCTAGTTCTTCATCATATTGATAATCTTCCATAATAAGATTAATATCTTCAGAATCTAAATGAGGTTTAGTTTTTCTTAAATATTCATGTAAAAGTTGATCATTACTTAACTTTGAATAATCTTTATTTAATTCTACATAATCCTCTACTGTACCACCTGTTTCATTCATAAATGTAACTAATTTTTCTACATTTTCTGGTAACTCAGGTGTTTTAATGAGTTGAGGTTTTTCTTTTATTTCTTGTGTTGGTTTAACTTCTTCTGTAATTTCTTCAATTACTTCGAGTGGAGAATCTTTTTTATCATTTGTATCGCTGACCCGTACTTCTTGGTCCACTTCTCTGCTAACTTCGGGTTTGTCGCCCACAGGTATCTCCTCTGTTTTTCGCTCTTGAACGGCATTATCTTCTGTTTTAGTTAAATCAATTTTAGGAGTTTCAACCTTTTTTTCTACTGGTTTGTTAATCTCCATTTTTACAGGTTCATTTTTAGTTTTACCTAAATCTTTTACCTTACGTTTAGGTTTATTTTTACCTTTTAAAGTAAATTCACCTTCTTGTTTGACCTCTACGGCCGCTTTTTGTTCTGCCATAATAAAATATAATTAAATAATTAATACTACAACTGGGAGTTGTCAATATTTCTTGCAACTGATTGAGTTTCGAAATCTATAGGCATAGAATTATTTTTTCTCTGACTAATCATTTCACTTTGTTGCGTCCCAGCTATTCTTGTTCTTTTGTCTTTACGCTCTTCTATCATTACCTCTCTATCTGTATCGCGCTTATTTTTCATCTGCTCTAATTGTAACTGATAATTAAATTCTTCAGCCATTAATTCTCTTTTAATTTGAGCTTCAGTTCGCATACGTTGTATTTCAAACTGTGATTTTGCTTCTTCAAAATTTACTTTTTCACTAGTTAAAGCTTGTTGTTTTGCAACTTCAGATTCTGCAGCTGCTTGTTGAGATTGACTGTTTATTTGAGCTTGTTGTTGATTCATTTCCATCTGCAACTGTCTTTCTCTAGCTAGTTTACGTTTACGTTTTTGTTTTAGCATTTGATTAGCTAATTTTAAATTACGTATTTGTCTAATATCAATAGCGTCTTCTAAATCAATACCTCCACTAGATAGTGCTATTTGAATATTTTGCTCTAATTGAGCTTTTTCTTCTTCATCAGGTTCAAGATCTAAAAATATACCAAAATCATGTAAGTTTAATTGATCCACTTCTTCTAGTGTCATTGTATTAAAAGAAGTAATACTTTGTTTTAAAGCGTTACGTGTTAATGGAAATTCTAACATATCTGAAACTTTTTTAGATATATTTTCACATATTCTTAGTGTAATATATAAACTAGCATTATTAATATGTTTAGTTGCAATATTAGAAGCTTGTGCAGCTATTTTCTGTAAACCTACTAACGTATCTTTATCAGCTAAACTACCATCTCTTGCTTCATTTAATCCTGTCACATCTCTTATCATTTGTAAATAATAATTGTATGTGCTAATTAAACTTTGTATTTTTGCTTGACCGTTACCAGTTTGTAATTCTTGCACTGGTATCTTACCTCTATTTAATTCACCATCTTGCGTAAGTGATCTACCAACTACAGAACCAGTTTGGAAATACATGTTTAATGCTTCGGATGGGTTGTAATTTGTTCCATTACCTAAATCAACCTCTGCAAGACCGTCCATATCTAAAAAAACACCATCTGGTACCATTCTAGCTATAACCTGTTGTAACTTTAAATGAGTTATTTGAATCATGTCTGCAAAACCAGTAATTCTATTTACTGTAGAATCAATACGGCCTTTATACATACGTGGAGCACATATAGCGTAATTCATTTCTACTTTTGTAGTATCTGCTTTTGGTCTTGTCATGTTAGGACATAATTCCCATCTCAATAAAATGTTTGTACCTAAAACTTTTACTCCTCTATATAAAGTTTCTATTGTTCTTCCTACTGCTTCAAAATTTTCACTTGGTGGTGGGTTAAAACTACTATCTTTTTGTATTACTTTTTGTAATCCCCACTCTGTTTCTTTTACTTTAAATACTTGATCGCTATAAGTTTTATATTCAAAATATAATAATGGAATAGTATTTTGATCCCAAGGACCATATCCATAACCATACATATAAGTTTTATCACCTTGATATTCTTGTATTCTCTCTAACTCACTATCAGGTATATCAGGAAATTGTTTAGCTATTTCTGGTAATGTAACTGCTTTTAATTCTCCAACATAATATATATCTTCGAAGTTTGGATCTTCTGTGTAAGAATATATTAAATAAGCTGGATCTACATAATCTACTGTTATACCATTTGCAGTATTAAAATTTGTTTTACAAGCACCAATACCACATGTAACCAAATCATAGTTTATTCTACGTCTAGTTAAATCAAACTTATTATAATCTAAAACTTGAGTAATAACTTCTTCTTCAGCAATTTCAATAGCTTGTTTATAATCTAATTGCATGTGTAGTTCTAGTTCTTCCATGTTATGAGGTAGTTCATCTTCAGGAATACTTGTATTAAACAAGGCTGTGTCTAATTTTTGCACTATCTGCTCCATTGTTTCTCTAGCAAATATATCTTGTGCTAACATTTCAGCGTAATTAGTACGTTTTTCTAATGCTTGAGGATCTTGAGCAAAAGCATTTATATCGTAATCTTTATTAGATATACCGTTAGTTAATATATCTACAAATTTAGAAACAATAGGAACTGGTTTCCAGTCCAAATTTAAATATGATAAATCTCCATTGATAGATAATTCATCTTTATATTTTTGAGTAGGTTGTTCACCTCTTGCATATAATCTTAATCTATTATAGTTGTTCCAAGTAGTCAAATATCTATTTCCATTTGTTCTACCTTGACTAAACCACTCTTGTTCTATAGCTTGAGCAACTTGCTCGCCATATTCCCAGCTAGCTTTTTCAGCATCACTAACCACTTGGCTAGGGAAAATACTATTACCATTAGTGTATATACTCTTCATTTAATCTATAATTTTAGATAACAACCCACTATTATCATATTTTTTTATTCCTAAATCATAATTTTGTCTAATAATTTTAGGAACAGGTCTATATTTATTTTTATTACAAGCCATTATAGCTAGCCCTGAACTAATAGAAGCATCATGTGTTGTTCTGTTGTTTATATCAAATTTAGCCCAATCTTCTAAAGTTCTTTGAAAGTAAACATCTCCATATGTATTATCATCACGTAATCCTACATATGTTTCTATATAACTTTCTATTGCCGCAGCATGTGCTTGTTTAATGTCTTCACTAGAGTTAGGTATTCCACCTATTTCTCTTTCTGTTACAGATAATTTATTATATATTTTATCTGGTCTGTTCATTGCAAAACCTCTATATCCTCTACGTTTAAAATGATATAACAATCTAGGTTTATTGTTTTCAGCAAGTATCGGCATTCCGTAAAATATACAAGCCATTAATACATCTTCAAAAAATATTTCAGCTGTTTGTGGTCTAGCTATATATTCTAAAAAGAAATGATTAGGTGGTATGTCTTCCATGCTAAACTTAGTTAATCCATGCAGTGATCCTTTTGATCCACGCTTATCTACCGTACCTGATATATCATAACTATCACATCCAAAAGCTCCTAAATGTTCATTACCAGGATATTTTTTACCTAATTTATGTATTACATTATTTTGTAATCTTATAGGTGGTATCCAAGATACAAAAAATCTACCATTGTTTTGAGGAACAAATATAACAGAAGTATCTTTTATACCTCCTACCCACTGAAAATTTCCTTGAGTAACACTTGTATCTTTAGTTTCCGCGTTCCAGTCTATTTGTTCGTATATCTTAGTAAGATTAAATAACGAAGACTTCGCTTCATCTCTAAACGCGTGTTCCTCTGTTCTAGGAAACTGTCTATAAAATTCATTTAAAGCATCTTGATCATCTTTTAATCCATCAACTTCATTTTGCCAATAACTTATAACTCCTAATGTTATAGGTAATCCTTGCGGTCCTTTAACAAGATCGGTTGGAGTGTCGAAAACAGGTACTCCATAAGAATCAATGTATCCTTCGTAGTTCCATTCCATAGGTATGAACAAAGAATAGAGTCCCGAACGAGTCTGTCCATTCGCATTTCTTTTTGTGACATCTGAGTCATAATATAATTTTTTAAAATTATCTCCTCCTTTATCCAATGCATTACAGGTTGAACCCATCATGCATTTACCAATAATTCTACTACCTAATCTTAACGTGGTTTTCGTAACCCTCCAGTTGTTGAGGATGTTGTTCGGACGTTCCCACTTCCCCGATTCATCATGGACGAGGAGTTTGAGTTTCTCCCCATCGTAGGAGTTATCCCCAGTGTTCTTCCAGTCGATTGTGGTGTCCAATCCCTGGAGATCGGGCGCGGTTTCGTTGGCGGTAAGTTTACGACGGGTGAGCTTACTTGCGGGGACACGGTAGGCAAGCTCGGTCTTTGGACGGTCCATTCCGTCCTGTATTGGCTTGAAAAAGAAAGGATAATTGGCCGATATTGGTACCACCTTATCTGTGAACATGGTCTTAGCATCAGGACCGGACTTTGATAATATACCATACCTACTGTCGGACGATATGGTTGCCAGGTTAACCACCTCTCCTGATGCCATGAAAGAAAACCCGGAACGCCTGTTCTTAAGGTAACACATCCCATAGGATCTTGAATCTGCCTTACAAGCTTCCCAGAAAATGAAGAATAATCTATTTGACTCCCTAAAGTCTGGTTTCCCAACATCAATTTTGGACCACTGCAGGTACATATAATGAGTGCCAGTAATGTAAGTAGGATTGCCTTTGTTATAAAACCAAAAACCTTCTTCTCTACGAGCAAATTCTTTATCAATGTAATCATACCATGTTTCTTTAAAATCTAATGGGTATTCTTCCCAATCAAATATTGTTTTAATTCTTTTTAATTCTTTAGGTAAAGGTTTATATTCAAATTTATCTGATTCAAATTTATAAATATCTTTAGCTTTTGGTAATGCTATTTTTAAATTTTGTATTTCTAAAATATCACCTATTTCACCTGTTTTGCTTATAATTACAACATCGTGTTCCACGTTATAACCATATTCCCATTTTTTGTATCTATTATTTTTATTGAGAATCTTAGGTTTAATGTGGTTATCTAATATTTTATATAAATCTTGTTGATACATTATTTTGACCTCCCTTCTGCAAAACCTTTAAATTCTTTTGGTTTTTTAGTCTCTTGTTCTACTTTACCTTCAATAATATTTTCTTCTTCATTTATTTTAGATAATATTTCAAACGCATCAAATATTGCTAGTTTTTTAGTAGCTGCAGCATTTTTTAATCTATCAGCAGATATATCTGGACCAAAATCAATAATAGGTTCTTTAGCAACTTTAATTAATTCTTCAACTGCTATTCGCCCAGCTTGGATTATATTCCTTTTGATTTTTTTTATTTCCATAATTAATTACAATATCATTTGATTTCATACAATAAAGACGCTCATCGTCTATAAAAAACTCCCATTCAGCTCCAGGTTTAAATCCAATTACATCTCCTGGATTAATATTAGATGCTTCTAAGTTGTTATTACCTATTTTTAGTATACCAACATAAGGTTGCTCTTTTCTATTCTTTATAGTGTCAGAATTTTTTATTGGCTTTACAAAGCATCTATCGCCAAAACTCTGCCATTCACCATTGTTTTTATACAAATATATTTGATCCGGTGAAACAAAGTATAAATCATTTTTAAAAAAAGATCTACTATTAGTTTGTTTACCCTGCATATTATAAAATCTTCTAAATACATTTTGGTGTACAACTATAGTATCGCCTTTTTTTATATTACTAGTAATAGCCAACGGCGTAGATACAACTTTAGCAAATCTATTAACAAATTTCCAAGATTCAATTTTAGTATTTAAAATTAATTCTTTTTCACCTATTTTTTTACTGTTATTATATCTACCTTCTCCGATAGGCTTTACTATAAAATCATATAAACTATTCATTAATATTCTAAATCATATTCAATTGATATAGCCATGTTAGAATTAAATTTCTTCCAAGGTAATACTTCATTGTTTTTCTTTATGTAAATATTATATGAATTATCTTTTTCATCATACAAGATGTGAGATATTTCGTGACCACCATAAACTTGTTGACCTAAAGAATAATGCATTGCATCATTTTTATAGTCAGAACCTATACTGATCTTTCTTATTACATTATTCATTTTCTTTTTCTACATCTGTATAAGTTCCATCTTCTAAATTTATATTTATAGAACCATACTTGTCTTCTAATACTTTTTTGAATTCTTCTTGTTGTTGATTTACACCAGCTAATTCATGTAGCATAGCGTGTTTTCTTGTTTCTAAAACACCAACATCTGTAGATAAATTATAAAGTTTGTTTTGAAATTCCAATACTTTATCTAATTCTTCTTTTGTTATTTTATTTTTTTTCATTTTATTTAATTTAATTTGTCATTAACCAATATCTTTTATAAACAGTAACATGATTTGATTTACCTTGAAACTTACAGTGTAGTTCATCGTTTACAAAAGTATAAGTAATAAATGTTTCAAAATCATTTACGGGATTATAAACTCTAGTTTTTATATAATCTTTACCTTCTTCTATTACAGTTTCTTGTAATGTTTGATTTTCTGCAAAAGAAAAATTTACTAATTTAAATCCCTCTTTTTCATTATGTAGAATAACTACATAATAAGTTGTATTTTCACTAGACCACGCGCCTCTTAATTTATCGCTTAAGTCGTTGCTGTGCATAACAATACTAAATAGCAATGCTATACTTAATAATAATTTTTTCATAATATTTAATTTAATTTAATTTCTAAGTGTATAATTACTTGTTATTATTAACTTTTACTTTTTAAATATACTAACTGCTTTTTCACTACTTCGCCCGCCAAAATAAGCTAATACTACGGCCATCATAACTTTTTCAAAAGTATCATTCCAAGTTTCGTGTATATTAAAAGGTATAGTTTCTACACTATCTAAGATACCTGCAAAAGAAAATACAACAATACACCATACTAAAACAAGTGGTCTTACGTTTTTACTCAACCACGAGTCTGACATAGAATCTGCTTCCCATCTTGATGTAATAGCTTCTATCTCTTTGTTTTGTTGTTCGTATATTAATTGTTGTAATTTAATTTTATCATCTAAAGAAACATCTGATTTAGTTATTTCTGCTATTGCTTCTTTAGGAGATGTCACACCTTGTAATACGTTTCCTAATGTAGGATTTATTACAGACGCAGCGCCAAACAATAATTGTCCGACTGTAGTATCTTTAAATTGTTTTTTTGACATTATCTTCTATATTGTGAAAATAAATTTTGAGCTAATCCTGATCTTCCACCAATTATACCCATTTGACTTGGATCAAATATTCCTTTTCTACAAGTTCTACATGGTCTAATAGATCTTACTAGATCAACTGGTGCTGTTGCTATATCCACTAAACTTCTACCAGTATTACCTAAAACAAAACCACCTACGTCACCTATAGCATCACCTACATCACCTAAAGCCCATCCTATTTTTCTAAAAAAGTTTTTTCTTTTTCTTCTTCTGTTAGATTTTTCATCTTCTTTTCTTCTAGTCTCCATTTCTTGTATCATTCTTTTTTGATCCTCAGAAGATATTACTTTTCTAGTTTCAATTTTATCTATACTTCTTTCATCATTAGTGGTTGGTTCAATAGTTGAAGGAGTTAATTTTGATACAGACGATATTGGCTCTCTTTTTCTGATTGTTCTT